AGAAAAACCAAAGACATGACTAAATGGATAATACTCTTAGCACTGTTGTCCCCCGCAGCCGCAAGAGCGAACACTGTTACGCCCCAGTTTACAACAGGGTCAATGCAGAGTACAACGACAACAAACCAAGTAATAACAGAAACGGTGGAGCACGACATCAAAGGTGCAGCCGTAACAACTTACAGTGGTACAAACATAACCGTTGGTGGTACTGGTGGGATAGGTTCAGACAGTGCAACTTACACACCAACAACCAACGCAGCGGACTGGGATCTACAGATCACAACCAGAGAAGCAGGCACAATCGAAACAATCTCAATAGAAAGAGAAATCGAAACAGACAGTACCACTACATCTTACTCTATCTTCTCTCAATAACTGCACCAGCATTTGCAGAAGGAGAAACACATAATAATAGTAATCCTGTAGCAGCAGCTACGGGTAATGTAACTAATCAGGCTGTACAGTTCCAGAATAATGGAGCACAAAGTCGTCAATTTTTTGGTCCTAATATAAGCTGTAATGGTAGTACAATGACATTTCAGCCTTTTTATATGGGTAATCATACCAAACCTTTTGATGAGCATATGCAGCCTAGTAGTTATACAATAGCTGAGAACTGGGGATTCCAGATTAACTTTATGGTTCCCTTAGATAAGTCAGGCTATAAACAATGTAAAGAACTGGCTAAACGCCAAGAAGAAAAGATGAGGCTTGAGTATGAACTTACAAGAGCCCATAAGTGTGCAGACTTACAAAAGAAAGGCTTTCAGATACGACCAAATACAGACATGTACGTGTTGTGTCAGGATATAGTACCGATAGTTAAAGTCAAGCCACCTAAAGAAAAAAAGAAATTTGGATTATTTTAAATGAGTACATTATCACTACAAAGAGCAGCACGAGAAGAAGCTGCTAAAAAGAAGGCTGCTAAAAAGAAGCCTGTTAAGAAACAAGAAATCGTAACACCCGGAGAAGAGTAATGTTAGCATTAATTAAACCACTTGTACTAACAAGTTTAAAAAGTGACAAATTTAAGAAGTTTGTAGTTGAACTATTAGAGAAATTAGTCGAGTCTACAGATAATGAACTTGACGATAGAGCACTACAGATTGTTAAAAAAGGACTAGGAATAGAATGAACGAAACAAGAGTAATACCTAAGAAAGCAGACGAAGAAAGTTTTAACGAGCTTCACTACCTTGTTACACAAGAATTTTTACGTTTGATAAAATGTGGAGAAGCAAAGACTCAAGATTTGAAAGCAGCATGTGATTGGCTTAAGACTAATGACATTACAGGTGTTGCTCTTGAGGGCAGTCCACTTGACAAACTAGCTTCAATTATACCGAAGGTAGATCCAGAATTAGTAAAGAGCAGACTCTATGGTAAGACCCGGACCTAAACCTAGCCCGAATCCCGGTAAGACAGCAAGATACTACCGAGCGAATCCAGAAGCTAGGAAAAAGCACAACGAAACAAACAAGAAAATTAACTCTACTCCAGCTAAGAAAGCGTATAGACGTGACTTAATGAAGATACGTAGAGCACGTAAACCCGGACCACAGACAGATATGTCACATAAAAACGGAAGAGTCGTTGCAGAGAATCGCAAGACAAACCGAGGTAGAGGCGGAGCAAGAAGAGCTTAATGACACCATTACTACCAAACCCTGATTACTATTTACACAATTTAATAACCATGACAAGTTCAGAATCTAAACGGCTCTGGAGAAGAGCTATCAAAGAGCACTTCAATTGTACATGCGTTTATTGCGGAGAATTTCATGAATTACACAACCTTACAATCGACCACGTACGCCCCAAATGTAAAGGGGGTACGGATACAACGACGAATGTTGTACCCTCGTGTCGACGATGCAATCAGGAAAAAGGTAGTAGAGAATGGCAAGACTGGATGAGGTCGACATTCGGTAAAACAGATAGAGAACAAACTATTTTATCACACATACAATGACATCAGCGTATGAAAGAAACAGAAAGAAAAGACCAAAAGTAAAAGGTTATTCACTTGAAGAACTAGGAGTTACTAAAGAGAACTTTGCTGATTTTTATAAAAAATGGAGGAATAACGAGTTACAGTTTATTGATACTGAGCTCGTAGGGAACGAGATACAAAAAGAATGGGAAAGATTATCTTCAGATAAAGCTAGCATACATGAGAAAAGATTAAAAAAGCTTCTTATAGGTGCTGGAAATACGTATTCAGATATGCGTACTGTCGATAGCGATGAATGGAAAGGAGGATTTAAAGATCCTATAGATTTAACTAATAAACTAGCTACTGCTGGTATTCTAAGAGGATTTGAAGCTGCCGGTTGGTTGGCAGATAAAACTCTTGGAGCTGCTGGTAGATTTGCTGGTAAAAACATTCTAGGATTAGATGAAGGCAACCAACAGTTAATGGGTATAGCAGCTCAGTTTGCTGCTCCTTCAGTGATAAAACGGATTCCTAAAGTACCCAAGATTCCAGCTGTTAAACAAGGAGTTTATAATGCTGGTGTAAAAGTAGGTCAGCAATATAGAGATGGAAAACGAATTGTTAACACTCTTAAAAAGGTATACAATGAGAACCTTAGTGGAACTCCTAGCAAACGAGTAGTTAATGTTAAAGCAGAATCAATTATAGATGATGTTGCGACAAAATCTCCTAAAGATATTAGAGCTATTGTTAAAGTAGCTAAACAAAATAAGATCAGTCTAAGTAAAGCTGAAGACTGGATTAACTTATCAAGACAAGGTATTAGACCTAAACAAAGATTAAATCCGGGAACTAACGAAGGTACAAAAAAACAGATATCAGTTAATCCGCTAGATGATACATCTGATATAACTTATGCTTCAATAGACGACATTAGAAATGCAGAGCTAGCTTTAAAAGCTAAAGGTAATGTAGCTCCTACAACAGACGACATATATAACCACTTAAGTGAATATGTAACTGATCTTACAAAGCAACCTCCAAAACAATGGTATAATAAAAACTTTAAGAAAACTACTATACACGATTTACACCTTTACGGTAAGTCACCTAAAGACTTTAAAACTTATCCTACATTTGAGGATGCTCGACAAGCCGCTGAAGTAGACATGCTTACTCATAAATTAGGTACAAAGAAAAAATGGCAAGGTATGGATGCTAAAATATTCAATTCAGATGAGTATGTAAAGTTTTTTGGTACAAAAGATGAAGGTATTAAAGTTTTACCTTATAATAGATGGCATCAAGTAAAGAAAAATCCTTTTGTAGTACCTAAAGATGTTATCAATAAATTAAAGAAAATGGAATCTAGGCAAATAGATTTGATTGATGATAAACCTCCTACTATAGAAAAGATAACTCCAAAAGGTAAAGTTATTGATAAACCGGCTAAAATTAAATATGATGAAGGTACAGTAGATCGCTTTGTTAAATATGTCAATGACGAAATAGCTTGGCAAACTGAACAACAAAGATTAGATGAAGGTTTTGCTAAAGCATTATATAAGGATTTAGGTATCAGATATAATAGAGGTAAGTCAATCTTTTCTAGAGATAAAAGTCATGCTGTAGCAAGATCAGAAGGAGGACCGGGGTATACATTCCTTGAAGCTTGGTGGTCTAACCAACAACGTGGAGCTAAGGAAATACTTAAACCAGAGATACTAGCTGAGTTAGGTATTCCTAGAACTTGGGAGGAGTATTTCTATAGATGGTATCAGCAACAAGGTCAAGCCAAACCGATAACTGATTTAGGTAAATTAGAAGACATTAGTTGGGATGACTATGAAAGAGCTATGAATGGAGTTCCTGTTAATCAAATAAAAATTGACCGTAGAACAATTAATCACTTAATACAAAGACAAATAGAAGATCCTACTACTGTTAATAAACCGGGAAATATAGGAGCAACTATTGGTGAAGATTTTGATATTCTTGTTAAACGTACAAAAGGTTTACCTCCAGATGATGAGTTACTTGGTGAAATTAATCCGAAAGAGTTTGACTTAGTATGGAGAGCTAACACTTATCAAATGGGAGCAGATGCTAAAGGTAAGTTTTTAAAAGAGAAATACGAAAAAAAGGTTTATCAAAAAGCTTATAGGCAGAATGTTAGAGAGCAGAAAAAAGCTCAAAAGCAAGTTAGTCGAGATACAAAACAATTAGAGAAAAAAGGACAAGGCAAACTTTTTCAATTTTTAGACGATTTATTTCCAACTAAATGACAGATAATGAAATAGTAAACTCTTTAAAAGAAGATTTTAAGCTGTTCCTACAAGCTTTGTGGGACCAGCTAGGTCTTCCTTCGCCTACGAGGGCTCAATATGCGATTGCTGATTACTTGCAGAATGGTCCCAAGAGGCTTCAGATTCAAGCGTTCAGAGGTGTTGGTAAGTCTTGGATTACTGGTGCTTTTGTGTTATGGACGCTATTTAACGATA